TTCTTTAAGTTGTTCTACTTCTATAGCCATTATTATATCCTTATATTATATATTATGCAACTGCGAATCCGTGACCTGCAATTACGTTCCAATTTGAATTCTTAAATAACAAAGTAACTGTTTCACCTGAAGCATTTAAAGTGACTGAAGAACCGCCTCTTAAATTTGCTGGTGTTATAGTTATTGCAAACGTGCCAGATGTCGCTGTATTAATAACAGTCTTAACTTGTCCATTTGAACCGTCTGCTAATGATACTGCACCTGTGCCTGTCGTTGCGTTTATTTCTGTAACAGCACTTTCTACATCTGCAACTAAAGCGTCAACGCCATTTGCTGTTAATGTTTGTGATACTTGACCAAGACCTAAAAACGTTGGTACGTTATTAAATACATTTGCCGCTGATACTTTTTTGTTTATTGGTGTGCCTGATGGATCATCTATTACGTGAAACAGGTCCACACTTGCTATTGCGTTACCTAAATCGGTAAGCTGGGTGACTTTTTTATCTGCCATTTGTTTTCTCCTATTAACCCTTTCGGGAATGCTACTGTAGGTAATTCCTACATCATAATATTATTTATAAGGGCAACCCTATAGAGGATTGCCCCTACGTTATTGATTATTAAGCGTCAGCTGAATTAGTCAATACGACTAATGTTTCGTGTGATACACGACCTGCTCTGCCACCAGAACCTGTTGTTTTTAGGTTCCAACCTGCGTGAGCAACTTTTCCATCTGATACTTCACTATCTTTGTAATTAAACAAACCCATAGTAATACCTGTGATGAAATTATCAGCAGTTGCGTCATTAAAAAGGTCAGTACGGTTAGCACTAGACCATTCTTTTCTGATTGCTGCCGTTGCCCATAATGGTGCTCCAGCCGCTTCGTCTTTATTTGTATGACTTGACATATTATTCTCTCCTTTAAATTTTATGTTAAAGTACTCAATTCTTAATATATGTGTATATTTATAATAAAAATGAAATTAAATATACTAAAACTGCGATAGCGGTAGCACAAGCCACCCCACCAGCGATTGTGTATATAGCATTGACCATTAGAATCCTAACTGTTTTAACTGTCTTATAGAGCTAGACGCTGAAGTATGATATATTCCTATACCACCACGTCTTGTAAATGCTTCTATATTTGGTTTATAATCATCAACTAATACTGCAGGACTTCTATGTCCTGTTTGAGCATAGTTTTGTTTCTGACTTCTTAACACTAAATTGACTCTAGTACCACCAATACCTAAATTTCTTCGGCACCATTTACTTTTACCTGGTATACAGTTAGGGTCTATATCACGCTTAACATATGCTGATAAAATATCTGGCTTATGTTTTTTGATATAGTTCCATAATGTTTTACCATCTGGCATCCAAGGTAGTAGTTCCCAAAAACTTTTATCGTTTCTGATTGGGTTCCACTTTTCTTTTTTAGTTAGAGAAGACATCCATTTACTGATAGGAACTCCTGTTGCTTTCTCGGCACCCTTTTTAAAGTCTGCCAATACGCCGTCCATATCACAATAGAGTTTAGGAAGAGGCATAATATATATACCTCCTATGTATTATAATTTATCTGAGGATCAGTTTCAATTTTTGAAGCAGGTTCGCCAGTCATTGTTCTACCCCTTGCAGGTTCACCTTTTTTCTTAGCGTTTTTTTCTTTTTCTGCTTTTTCTTTAATCTTTGCTCTCAAAGTTTCATATTTTAATTTGAAAGGACTAACTGCTTCATTTTTTGGAAGAGTAAGTTCTTTTTTTTCTGCTTTATCTCTTAAAAGTTTTTGAGCAATACCAACTGTTAAAGGAACTTCTCCTGTTTCTTTATTTGCAACAGGTTTAATTACTTTATTTTTTTCATTTTCTAATTTTGTTTTTAAAATATTAATTTGACCTTGCAAAGTTAAAATTTGTTTCTCTTGAGCAGCTGGATCTTTAGTAGATGTTCCCTCTTTACCATCTTTTTTATTATCTTTAGCACTAGGTGGAAAAGTACCTTCACTTCTTGTAGGGTACAGTTTAGAGTCTGGTCTTTCTGTTGTTTCATTTGCTGCTTTATTCCAAATATTTCTAATAGTATTTTCTATAGTTTCTAAATTTACTTCTGGTTCAGATTTATCTTTACCAATTACATCTTTCTTTGGTGCGTCTTTTGTTTCTTGCACTTCTTTATCTTCGTTAGTTCTTTTTAAAACATTTGCTACTGCTGGGTCACTTGATAATCCTTTAGCAATTTTTTCTATAGCAGCAACTGCACCTGAATAATTACCACCTTTATATCTAGGATCGTTTGCTATTCCATATGCTTGTTTGATTTGTTGGTCTGTAAATTTTGATACCGTTTCTTCTATATCGTTGCCTTTAGGTTCGTGTTCTGCTTTTTTCATATAATTTTTTTTCATTCTTGCTTTCATAGCAGCTTTCCAAACACTACCTTTTTTAGATGATGTATTAGCACCATCCTTCTCTTGTAATTCTGTTTCTTCCGTCATAGCTTTTTGCCTGTCTAAATTCTTTTTGTTTGCTAAATGAGGTTTGATTCTATTGCCATTGTATGCTCTCTTATTTTCAGGTACTTTTTCTACTTTACCACCGTTGTCTATAAAATCTTTCATTAACTGTTCATCAGCGTGTTTTCCAGTAGAAGGTTGCCATTCTTCTTTAACTGTATCTAGTTTATTAAAAAATACTTGCTTTTCTTTAGGTGTCATTGAACCAATACCACCCATATTTTCTTTTACAGCTTCATCAAATTTCTTTTGATAAGCAGGTTCTTGATACTGTGCTTGTTTATTAGCAATTACTTCTTCAAGACTACCAGGTTTTTGTTTTAAATATGCCATAATACTATTTAGTTATCTCCTTTTATGTTCAGACCACAATCTTGCAAATGTTTTTTTAGCACCTTCGTGTACTTCTTTCTTCTCTACCAATTTTGATAGATGAGGTATGTCTGCGTGTTTGATTGCTAGTTGTGTAGGTATGTCCATTTTTTTAATCATATCTTTAACACCTTGAGTTACATCTGAAGCTTTTTTATTCTTCCAAGTGTTCTTAATGTTAGAGATTTGTTTGTCATTCATTTTACTTTTTAAGTAATCACTATCTTCTTTAAAATTCAGATTGTGTTTAGTGATTGTAATATCTTTACAGCCATCTCTTTTTAGTTGAGCAGCTTTATCGTCTGCTTCTTTTTTTGTTTTAAAAGGTACTACAAATCTTTTCTTGTTTAATGGGTCTAGGTATCGTACAGCAAAACCGTCTTGGAATTTCTCTTCTAATTGTTCTACTTGTTCTCTTCTCATTTGTGCCAATTGGGCAGCATTAGCTCCGTGTTTTGAAATGAGCCTTGCTTGCGCTAGCATTGACACAAATGGAATCTTAGCTTTTAATAACTTTATTAAAAGCGGTTTGCTCTTATCAAACTTATCAAAAATTTTCATAAGTTTGTTAGCGTTAATTCCACTTATAGTTTTACCTTGCAATCCTGCGTAATCTCTTTTCAAACTATCTATTTGGGCGTCTGAAAATTCAGATAATACTTCTTCACCTAAAATAGATTTTACGGTTGATACTTTTAATCCTAATCTTTTAGCAATCTCTTCTTTAGATTTGCCATCTTGATCCATCGTGTAGATATCTTTCATTCTACCTTCATCAAATGATTCCAGTTCTTCTTTCACTTCAGGTTTCATCCACTCTTGGTGTCTTTTACCTGGGTGTACTTTTTTACAATCGTGTTCTTCACCTAAAATTGTTTTAGGCATTATTGCTACGTCACCACCAGATTTTTTTACTTCTTCTTCTAGTAATGATTTAGCTTCATCTAGTTTATCTTTTGGTATATATAATTTACCATATGAAAATCTAGTTTTTTTAATTCCGTTTTTGTTTAGAAAAGATTGTACAGCGCTTTCAAAATCTTCACTCATTTTATAGCGAGTCAAACTCATAGGTTCTTTATACCTACTAGCTTTCCAAATTTCTAATTCTTCTTTTAATGTGCCCATTTTATTTAAATTTATTATCTCTTTTGAAATTATATGATAAACTATGTCTGCTATATAAATGTCCGCCGTGAGTATCAAACACACGATTTAATGAGTCCATATATTTTCTATCTAATACATTTCCTCTAGCACCTTTTGCTGGAGCATTAACACCAGCCGCTTTATAAACATCTCCTGATACCTTATCAACAAATGCGTGGATGCCTCTCTTCTGTCCTCGTTCCATATCCCAAATTTTTATGTACTTTCCACCTACACTAGTACTAACATCCGTTCTTTGGTCTCTATAGATATTAGCAAATTGTGGGTGTCTTTTAATTTTTTCCCTAGCAATTTTCATATAATCATCAACACCTTTTAACACCATAGCTGAACTTTCTGCTATGTATAATAGATTTACATACTCTTTAAATTTAGTGGCCATATCTCTCTCTAAAGTTTCTCAATCATCTTAGCGACTACTTCGTTTAGTTTCGCTTTCCATTCTTCTTTATAACGTTCCTTATATTTATCTATTACTGTATCTTGATTTGACCATTCTTTTACTTCCTTTTCAGTAAGTTTATCCTCACCAATTTTAGCGTCTGTAGCTTTACCTGGTCTTGAAATATATTTATCCGTAGGTTTTCCACGGTCTTTTGAGTCAACAGGAGGTTCTTCTTCTCTTTCACCAGGTGTCATTTGCTTACAATGGTTAGCATAATCAGCACCTATTTCATAACTATCTTTAAATTGTGAGTATGGTTTTGGTACTGGTATACTTTCAACTGCTTCAAATCCATAATCAATGTCTAGGTTGTATTCTCTTAACATTGGTTCTTTATCAGCAGCAACTGGTATACAATCCCATATCCAGCATTTGTGTAAATTATTATTTGTATCTTCTAGTACAACATAGTTTGTACCTCTTCGTACTACCTTACCTTGTTTATCTTCTTTAAGATACTTAACCTGGTCTCCAATATTGAATATCATTTCTCTAACGTATAGGTCTCTCACTTGTTTCTGCTCAAACTGTCCTAACCCCATCAAAGGTTTTGAATTATCTGGTTTATAGTCTTCTCTTATACCCATACCTTTTCTTACTGCTTTAAACAGACCATTAACATCTCTAAATTGAGATGGTACACCTCTCTTAAATGACGCTACATCACCTTTAGAAGCAGCATCCCTCATCTTACTCGCACTCATACCTGAAGCGCCTTCAGCGTCTGGATCTCGCTCTCCAGCAGATATAACATCTATGTTTTTAAAATTATAATATCCGTGTCTATTTTTCTGGTCGTTATATTTTTTAAGTATTGTATCAAACTCTCTTACTCTATCACTACCTACTACAAATTTAAGAATATTATATCCTTTATTATATAGCATACTAGCAATATCTAAAATCATATTTGTTGTATTGATTTCAATGTTTCTAGCATATTGTGGAAACATTTTTTTCATCCAAGATAATTTCTCTCTAGCAGATAATGGATTCTTTTTACTATCTTCTGACCTACTGATATAGATTTTATAATTTCTATCTGCTCTTGCAACTTTATTAATAAGTTTTTCGTGACCTATTGTAGGTGGATTAAATCTTCCAAATGTAATTGCAATAGACTTACTAGCAACTGCTTCTGATTTTAAACTATCTATTTCTGCGTCTGTTACCTTGCCATCATCTAATATCTCTTTACATTTCTTATAGAATTTTAAATAGTGATACTTCTCTAACATCTTATAGACTACATTTTTAGGTAATCTATTTTTAATACTGAACGTTTTGATTTGTTCTGGTGACATATCATTATCAAACGCCAATCGTCTACCAGTAAGTACATCATCTCCAATATCAACAACATCTTTTATATCTCTTTCAATCTCTTCTAACTTATCATTAATCTTATCTTGCAAATTTAAAATATCATTTGGTTGTAAATCCTTTAGTTCATCATAGTCAATGATATCTCTTTTCAATTCTCCTTTAACTACATCTATCCCTTGTACCTTTCTTTGATATGCTGATAGATATAAGTTCATATCAAATGTATAATCTTGTGGTCTTTTAACAAACATATTACCTCTATAATCAAATACTGAGTCTGCTTTATCCTCTTGGTCTTGGTGCATTATAGCATTAGTAATGATATAATAATTAATAGGGTGTTGTGTACCAGGTATTAATTTACCATTAATCTTTTCTGGACTTTTAGCAGATAGATACTTATGAGATAGTCTTAATCTTTCTTCTTCTTGTTTATCAACAGGTACATCAAACAATACATTGAAATCTAAATCTGCGTTAGCTCTATATCTCTTTGTAAGAATTGAACCTACTAAAGCAACTTTTATAATTGGGTATTCTTTACCAAATTCTTTAAGTTGATTGTCAACTATTTCTCTCACACTAGGTTTAAGTTTTGGAGATTTAGTTTCATAGTCATCAAATACTCCAGGTGCATATGTAGTTCTAGGAGTATCAATGACACTCTCATTTAATTTCTTTCTATACATTTGTTCTTTACTAATCCAACTTTTTGCAATATGACTTTTAATTGGCTCTCTCATAGTTCGTCTAACTAATCTATCACATTGTGCTAATGTTTGTGTTACCAATTCTTTATCTGACCTATTGTTATCTACTACTAGAAAATTTGGTAGACCAAATAATCTTTGAAACTTACCTATATTAGTTTGTACTTTCTCCCAAGATGATTTAACAACATACTCTGGTATCTGTCTACTTCTTATTAAATTTCTTTCTAACGCAACAGATAATGTTGTGTTAACAAATATCATATGACAATCATAACCTAATGCCTTTAGCATATTGTACTCACTATTAATTCTTCCATAATCTCTTCCAGTTGCGTCAATAACTAACCCTAATCTACCTGACACATACATATCTAATCGTTTGTTAGTCAAACGCTTTGCACCACCTCTTATAATATCTCTAAAATATTTTTCTTGGTCAGGCATTTTGTCTGAAAGACCTGCTTGTTTTAATCCTCTTTCAAATGCACTATCTGAATTCACAAATTTTAATCCAGTTCCAGTAAATGTGTTTGAAGCGATAAAGGTTTTTCCTGAACCAGGTCCTCCCGCCATAAAGAAGGCTTTAAATATACCTGGATCGTATAGTCCTTCTTGTAATAAAAATTCTTTAAATTTCATTTATTTCCATCCTTTTGGCAACGTAAAGTTTGCCCTACTAAATTCTAATCTATCTACTATTTTTACTGCACCCGCTACTCTATCTACTGCAACATATCCTTCAGGTGCTGTTACTCTATAACCTGTTCCAGTTTTAATGTAGTGTCCTATCTGTTGAATTTGATTCATCTTTTGTATCAAAGTATTCTTTGCTGTACCTAAAGTTACGTGACTTGCTATTGCAAAATACATAGAAGATTTATTCTGATTGATAAATTTTAATCCATTTGCTAATATATCTCTATATTTTTGTTTTGCTTTATCAGTTTTTCTTTGGTCTATTTCTGTCTTCAAAATGTTCTCATAATAATCTCTAAACATATCTTGCAAGACTCTAACCTTTGCCATACTACCTTTATTATTTCTAATGTAATAATTGAAAAAGGATTTTAATCTGAACCCTACAGATAAAGGATCAGTAGCACGTTTAGTCATTTCATCTAATATCTTTTCTGCTCTACCTAAAGAACCTTCTGCCATTCTTAATTGAGCATTAAATGTATTCAATTCTGATTTAGTAAATGTAATAGAACCAGAGTCGTCTTTATAAGAAGCACTTGCTACCCATACTCTTGAATTACCTGACCCTTTAACATTACCAAAACTTGCGTTCAAACTTTTCATATCTTTACCAGTATACATTGTATGAAATACTATACCCATTTTAGCACGAGCAATCTTCTTACCAATATTGCTACTTGCCTGTACTGCATATGTGATTGTATTTGGTGTAAAGGTTATCATTTTTTCACCATCAATTGAAGCTGATTTTGTATCGTTAGTGAATAATAAATCACCTTGTAAAATTTGTTTAATGTTTAAAGTGGATAGATGAGCAAGACATACTGATAGTTTTTGAGCGACAGCACCAGAATGGTTTTGTCTTATGTCTGCTGTTGTGTAATTGATTTTAGGAGTTTTATTGAATATTGATTTAGTACCAACAAAGAATTTACCATTTTCAGGATTGACACCACATATAATAGCAGGTGCACCATCCCATTTAACAGTAGCATTGATTTTTGCTCCCGAGTGACCTGCGAGCATATCTCTTACTGATTTTAGAAAGTTAATTGCGTTAACTCCACCAGCCGAACCTCTATTGATTATATCATCCTCTAGGTGTTCTAGGTGTGTATTCTTATCGTTTGTAGTAAAACCTTTAAAACTAAACATTGTTCCTCATTTATTCCATTAGTATAATCTATCTATTCAAATATCCATTAACAAATCATATAAACTATTTATACTTTATTTAACTACACTCTTTCTCTAATAATTTTTTAAAGTCTGAATGTAGAGTACCAGTAAATTGTGGTTGTGATCCGAAGGCACCTTTATATCTTAACTCTAAATCTAATATTTTTATAGTACCTCTCTTTAACCACATTTTAATTTTTGCGGCCTCTTCCATAGAATCACCCTTTTGACTTTCATCTCTCATAACAATTTCCCATTTTTTACCCTTCATCTGTTTCTCAATTCTATGATAGCCACAAAGTAAAGTATTAACTGACCAATTAATTGAATTAGATACAGTTACATCACCTTTCTTGGTAACATTACCAACACCTGTTGTTAATTGAAAATCAAACTCCGCTTCATCTATATCTTTTTTCTTTAATTTATTAAATAAATTAAGTTTTAAAATAACATCAATAAGTGCTTCTGCAAATTTTTCAGCATATTGATTCATAAGTTTTAATACACCTTGCCAATATTTACTTTTAGAACCACCATATAAAGATTCGTTCATAAACTTTCTTAATTTCCATTGTGTATTTGGTATATCTCCTGAACCATCTTTCTTTTTTGCAAATAATTTTTCAATAAACAATTTATCTGCTGGCTTTTTAATATCAAAGTTTGTTTTTATTACACCTTCACCTTTCAAATCAATTAGTCTTATGTTACCACCTTTAAAGGGATGCTTAATTTTCATATTAAATATTTCTTTAGGATTATTTGGTAATGAAAACCCTTTTAGTTTTATTATTTTACTAGCAATTGCTTGTTTTAATCTATCAGAAAAAAACTTATACTTAAACTCATCAACTTTTGCCATTAACTTATTAAATTCTACATCACCTTCTATAAGTTCATCAAAGGCTTTGTTAATAAGTGGTGGTGGTAAAGATTTAGCTGTTGGTTTTTTCTTTAATGAAATACCATAATATTTTTTTACTTTAGCTTTGGGAGAATTATTTTCAACCAATATATCAGCAGAATTATATTGATATCCTCCTGATTCCGGTAAAGAAAACTTTGAAACTTCTGCTGGCCATTTAGAGCCAGTCATAAAAACTTTTTTAGTTGCTTGTATATCACCTTTTTTTCTAACATAACTACGAATACCTAACGCTGCTGATATACCCATAGCAAAGTTTAATAAAGATTTAGGATTTCCTGAATCAAGTAGTGTCATAAACCCACTTTGTGCTGAACCATCTGTAAAAACAACCTGCCCAACTTTAGCTTTAGGTTTACCAATTTTCATTAATGATTTTGCTTCTTCTAGCTTTTCTGCTAAATCATTAACATCAAGTGTGCCTGAATTAAATCCTGTTTGTAATTTTTTTAGTTCATCTGTATCAAACATTAATGCTGCTGCTGTACAGATTTCTGAAACTTCGTATGCCATAGTTCTCTCCTACGACTATTTATATTGTCTTACGCTTACCTTTAAAACATAAGTGTGGAACTATACCACCATTAACTTGCCATACTTTATTCTTATTTTGGAATTTCGCTAACTTATCAGCGTCTTCTTCAAAAAAGAATTCGGACAATATAGAACCTGTAGGTTTCTCTATGACGTGCCAAACTATTTTCTTACCTTTCTTAACTAACTTCTTCTCATAAGAAAGTTTATATGTATAGTTAGCTGGTCTCTTATCGCCTCTTCCGAACCGTACTTTTTGAGTCTTTTCTTTTCTTGCTATCATATCATTTTACTACTATCTATTAATTGTGGTTCTTGTTTTTCTTTAACTGCTTTCTTCTTCTCTAACTTTATCTTTTTACTTCCTTTAAAGATTCTATCGTGACCTTTTTTATATTCTGGATTATTTCCTCTCCAAGCACCGTCCCATTTCTTTCCGTGTACACCAACTTTAACTCCCATTATTTAAAAAATGTATTAAAACTTAATACAATCCTTTCTGAACTTTTATTAATACTATCTCCTGAACCGTGCATTAAATAACTCGGCCATAGTGCCATCATTCCTGTTTTAGGTGTTATTTCATAAGTATCGTTCTGTGTTCGTAGAACTGGATTTTTAAAAACTAACTTGCTACTATTTTCATCTGCTTTTAAAAATATAATACCAGAGATAATTGAATTAGGATGATTGTGATATGTTAATGTACTATCTATACTTTGTATATTACACCAAGAGTCAGCCAGTCTTTGATTCTTTATATAAAGTTCATTGATAATTTTATCTTCTATATCTTTATGATAGTCTAAAATATAAGGTTGCTGGTTCGGCAAAGCACCGTATGTTGATTTAGCATTACCTTTAAAGAACTCATACTCCATTAAATCGTGTTTATCTATACTATTAATTACTTTATCTATTTCCTTATCATTTAGAAAATTATATTTCTCATATATATCTACTGTAAAAATAGTTTTACTATCCATTATACTTTAAAATCCGAAAACTTATCGTAAGCGATATCTTTTTCTTTTGGAACAACTTCTTTTTGGTTTGAGTCAACTATGTTTTGTGCTTGTTGACCTACATCATACAATCTCATTTTAGTCCTATCAACACCGATAATAAATGACCGATTAATACTAGGGTCATTGTATCTATTTTTTAATTGTTTAACTTTCATCTGACCTAATGCTTCTAACTCATCATTTGATATTAAAGCAAACATAAAGTCTGCTGTTGCTGGTAATCCAAATGATTCAGCAGTATCTTCTAAACCAATATCAGTACTAGTAAATCCAGTTCTTGTTGTTTGTGTAGCAGAAAACAAAGGTACTTTAAATTCTACTGCAAGACCTCTTAACTCTTCAGCAATTGCTTTGATATAGAAATATGAACCTACATTACCACCTTTAAATCTACTTGACGCACATATATTTAAATAATCTATGAACACTACATCTGCTTTAAAACTTTTCTTTAATGCAAGTTCATTAAACAATGCTCTAAAGTGTCCACTATGAGCAGACGCTGTTGGATATTCTTTAATAATTAATTTACCACCAGTTTTCTTTTGTAATTTTGCTATCTTACTTTCATATAAATCTTTTGGCATTGTATGTAAATCGTCCATAGTTACATCTAAAAGATTGGCGTCAATTCTTTCAGCAATTCTTTCTTCTGCCATTTCTAAAGTGATGTACAATACATTTAAACCTTGTGTTAAAAATGAAGCGGCACAATGACACATAAACAAAGACTTACCAACACCTGTACCTGCCAATGCAATATTCAAAGTCTTCGTTGGAATACCACCTTTAGTTATTCTATTCATATAATCTAAATCAAATTGGAATTTTGTTTCTTTAGTATGATACCATTTAAATCTATCATCAGCGTCATCTATATAATCGTGTCCAATATGTTGGTC